TTTTAGTTTTTCCAGTTCATCATCAATCTTACCGACCTGATTTGCTAATGCCTGACCTTTGTCTAGCGCACCAAACTCTTTCTTAGCCCTCTCTTTTGGAGAAGCTACCTTTTCTGGCTTCCCTTGTTCTTCTGCTTTGGGTTTGGGGGCAGGTTTTGCAGCTGGTGCGGCTGCTGGCGGAGGCGCAGAAGCAGCGGCTGGTGCAGCTGGTGCAGGTGGAGGAGAAGCTGGCGCAGGTGGAGGAGAAGCTGGCGCAGCTTGCGCAGGAGCAGCGGGAGGTGCAGGTGTAGCTGGTGGAGGAGCAGCGGGAGGTGCAGGTGTAGCTGGTGGAGGAGCGGCGGCAGGGGTAGCAGCTGCAGCAGGGGCAGACGACTCTTCCAACTCTTCGTTATATTCATCTTCAGACATTTCATCGACACTTATTTGTGGTGCCTTTGCTTGTGCTGTTGATGATTCGCTTCCTCCCAGTTGAGATAGCAAAGTACCAAATACAGCACCCAATCCTAATGCTTTGAAAAATGGAAATTTCTTACCAAGCAATGCAGTGAAGAATTTTTTGATATAACCACTAACTGTTTTAGCATTAAGCATAGTTAGCAGCTTGAATGCCCATTTGATTATAGATTTTCCAAACTTAATAAAAGCAGTCAACAATGTTTTTGCCAAACCTAATAGTCTTTTCAGAATATCTCCAAACGGACTGCTCTTTTCTTCTTCCTGGTCTTGGTCTTGTTCTTCTTCAACTCTTTGAGGTTGACCTATTCGACGTTGTCTGCGTTCAATGTCTAAATCAATACGTTCGCGAACACGCTCAATCATTTTCTTATTGTTCATGATTTTTTTGTTCAGATTTAGATAGTCGGTTGAAAACTTAACAAATGATTTTTCTGTAACAATAGCAGAACCACCAGAAGCAACATCTGTTTCGTCTGATTGCATTAGTGGTATAGCCATTGATAAATTAGCCATTTTGTTTGTCTTTCTCTTCCTCTATATGGTTTAACAGCAGTTTGACGTACACTTCCCTCTCCCAAGGTATCATATTTTCTATCTCTGTTAAACTATACTTGTGAAATTGCATAAGCGAAAAGTTCAAATGAAAATAGTTCGCCAGAGTATTATGGGAGAGGGCTATTAGAAAAAATCAGCCAGCCCTTCCAGCGACACAGTATCTTCCTGTCCGCAACCTTCACATTTATATTTTATTTCCTTCTTGATTCTTGGCATACTTGTAAAGAAGTTTGAAATATTTTGTAATTGCTTTGCATTCATTGACTCGATAAACTGAACCTTTTCTTCTTCAGTTTCTGCCTCATAAACTTCATTATCATCAAACGCATATTGAATTGTCTTAGATAGTAATTCTATTTCACCAGAAGCACCTTCGTCTAAGTTTGTAATTTCTAAGATCGAGGGGAACTTCAGTTTTAGATTTAACGTGTCTGTCAGTTTGAAATCTGTTTTAATATTATCCAATCCGTCAATATCTACTTGTTCCAAGTTGACATCAATTTCCGTAACAGTTTCACAAGGAACACCTTCATAGTTTATTCCATCTGTATGACGATATTCAAGTTTAGAAATTTCGCCAACAGACTTTGCCCTCAGATGTAAGAATAAAAACTCTGCCTCAAAGAACGGAATATTAGCAACATCGAATCCTGGTGTTTCTACACAGTTGTTAACAATATCCCTCATAACAGATATCATCTGTGACTGCTCTTCCGATTCCATAGCAACGAGCAATGCTTTTTCTTCTTTAACTAAAAATGGACGAAACTCAATATTAGTTTTCGTATATGGAAGATCCACATTAAATTTCGTCGTTGTAAGTTTTGGTAATGCCATATTCTACTCCTTCAATCATTAAAATATTCTGACGTTTGCCAATCCGCTTTTCAGTGAACCACCTACACCACCACTTATCGCATTCTTCAGACCACCATTTCTAATTCCGGATATAAGTGGTTTAAATCTATTGATAGTGTTTATTCCCTTTCTAATCATGCCTGGCAAACTATTAATTCCACCGAATCCATTTCCTCCATCATTATCGGGATAATCTTCCGTGAAATCGTAATACATTAATTCTACTTGCAGCTTTGCGATCTCTTCACCATTTGCCCAGTTCATGCTAACTTCATTGATTGTTCTCGGATAGCATTCGTTGAGTGTGATTTGTAAATTTGGCTTTGGTGGTTTTGCTGCTGGGTTTAATCCTAAATCAAATCCGAGAGGTCTTGTTATGAGTGATGGGTTAAAACCGAATGAACTGGCAATCCCCATAGCAGAACCCAATAAACCTTGCTGCCCTGCTTCTGCAGAACCAGCATATTGCTGAATCAATACTGATCCTCTCTTTACCGTGTCATCATAATAGTTTGAATCATATTTTCCATCAACGGCAATCCCATTTCTAGCGAAAGCGTGACCCGAAGCACTAACTTGCATCGAGCATACATCTTGCCACTTCATGAAGAACTCGCGCTCGCGCATGTCTTCGCTTAGAATAACGGTAATTGTTACAGGTGTATGAATAACAGAATATGGCATGTATCTGATTGGACCGTGATACCTTTGCTCAATTGTCATGAGAGACCTAGAAGGCATGTTCACCGATTCAATACGAAGAGGAAGCCAAGTTTCCGCACCATTGTTGACTTGAGGTGGGGGTGTAACTATGACAGAAAAATCTGATGCTTTCGCGACACCATGTTTACTAAGTTCTGATGTGAATTCATTTATTGTGAATGGCATTATATCCTCGCGATGCTATCTCTATGCACTTTTGCTTTATTTGCTTTTACAAACCTTTCAGTCGGAAGGAACAGTGCTATATCCCACTCCTTTGGATCAATATAAAAGAATCGCGATTTGACATGGTTAAAAAGATAATGTTTCACACAAGGTCTGAAAAATCTAAGTTTTGCTGCTCGGTTGAGAATGTTGTATGTTATTTGGAATTGATCACCATCTGAACTGACCGTATCATATAAAGCGTCCATAAGTCTAGCACGCAACCGCAGAGGCAGGTAATGTAGATTCATACCATAAAAACCATCACCACTTGCTAATCCACCACGACGTGTTTGCTCAAATGGTATAACCAAAGGAAACCGATCCCAATACGGCAGCACTTCTTTATATTTTGCGTCATACTGAAACATATACATTTGACCAATAGAAGGAACGCGACGGAACCTTTCTCGGTCACTTCGAATCAGTGATGTAGGATTTACAGCTGTGCGTTGTGCAGCCTGGCGATACCATTGACGTGCAGCTTCTACACGTGCAGGAGCATCCCTCGCACCCTGCTGTAAGATCTTGTCGAAAACGTATGCAACCAAGTTACAACCCCAATTCTTGTTCTGTGAGAATTACGAAATCCCATTTTCTATCTGCGCAAAACTCTCTCGCAGCTTCCCATTTAGCACTATTTATTCCCCAAGTCTTAACTTCTTGAAGATATGCTCGTGTTATTCTGCTTCTTTGTTTGGGTGGTTGACATTGTTTTTTCGGTTTGACTTCTATGACTCGAGTCGAAATTCGACCGTCTTTCTCGCGTGATTTGATTATGAAGTCAGGATAATACTTGTGGCGACGACCATCAATCGGTGATTTGTAGGGAATAGAAAACTCCTCGCTTGCCCACTGTAATATGTGAGGATTGCGGTCGAAATAGTTCATCACACGAAGCTCCCAACTGGAACGATAAATAATGTTCGTTGGGTTCCCCATGTATTTCTTTGGGTTTCTTGGAGTGAACTTTCCTTTATAAGCCATTGCTCAACCAGTATAAATAGCGATAGAATATTTATTCTTGGAGAAAAGAATGTCGAGATTAGGTCTCAATCCAGTTAAAGCAAGCCCCTTGCATGCTATTACTGGAGGATTTCAAGGTAGTGGGGATTCTAAGAAGTTTCCTTCCGATTTAGATACAACAGGTCACTATGTTCAATTTACTGCATATGAACGAAAAGACCCCAATATACTTGCGGGAGCAAGAGGAAACCTGAGACTTGGGCGGCTGGAAGGTAATAAGAAACTCGCAACGTTCTTTTTACCAATGCCAGCAAACTTAGGAACAGCATATTCAGCAGATTATCAGAATGCAGATATTGGTTTGATTGGGAATTTCATAGCAGAAAATGCTGGAACCGCAATAGATGCTGCAAGAAATACTTTGTCAAATATTGGCAATTCAATTTTGCAGGGTGCCGATGGAAACTTTTCTGGTGCAGCTGGTTCTATAATGGATGCAGGAAGTGCTGCTTTCGGAGGAGTGAAAGAACTTGGTAAGACACTAGGAAAAGAGCTAGGTTCACCGGGACAAAAGAATGCAGCTGTTGTTGGCGTTCTTGCGGGGGCGAGCAATCCAGCTAAAGCTGTGTTGGCTAAAGAAGCTGGGCGAGCTGTAAACCCACATAGAGTTGTTTTATTTGAAGGTGTTCAATTTCGTGAGCATCAATTTTCTTATCGTCTATCACCAAAAAGCTCTGCGGAATCAAAAACGGTAACATCGATTATTCAAGGGTTTAAGTATTACATGCTCCCGAAGTTTGGTGGCGTTGGAGCAGGATCTTTTACAGGTCGGGCATTCTTAGAATATCCTCAGTTGTTTACCATAAGTTTCAAACATGATACACACTTGTTTAAACTTTTACCTTGTGTTCTTAAATCATTGAGTGTTAACTATCATCCTATGGGATACCCTGCATACATTAGAACAGAAGATGATGTGGCACCAGTTGAAGTTGAAATTCAAATGACATTTCAAGAAACACAAATGTTCTCGAAAGAAAGTGTTATAGAGGAAAGCGAAAACATCAAGGTTAGAAATAATGCTGCAGCTGAAGCAGAAACGGAACCATTCTAATGTCGTTTTATTTTAACAAATTTCCTAAAGTTCAATATTTCTTGCCTGTTCCTAGGACTAGCGGAGTTGGTAGTGCACGTAGATCTACCAAGTCATTAATTGCTACAGATATTTCCACCAGGTTTGTTATAAAACAAATTTTGGGAGACCCGAATTTAGTTTACTACGAATATGAAATTAAGGATGAAGAGCGAGCAGATGTAATTGCAGCAAAGTATTATGGCGATGCATCATTAGATTGGGTGCTGATGTTCTTCAATCAGATAATTGATCCGTATTTTGAGTGGCCACTAAGTCAGCGACAGTTTGAAAGTTTCATTCGGCAAAAGTATGGTAGTGTTGCAAACGCACAGGGAACAATTCAACGATATGAAAGAAGGTTATATGCGGAGTCTGAATACAATGATGGATTAGGTAACATCACAACAATTCCAGCCAGATATGTGACAGTAGATAAATCAACATATGATTCGCTCTTATTGGCTGAGCGGAGAGTAATTTATCAATATGATCACGAAGAAAATCTGAATGAGGCAAGGAGAAGGATCAAAATTTTAGATGAAGATTTTGTTCCAGAATTAGTATCCACATACAAGAATTATTTTGATAGATAATGGCAAACGAACAACCTAAACTTGGAACAGGATTAATTAGATCCTGTATTCTTCTCGACACTACTAGAACGAGACAAGTCGATATTGAACCTATGGTCCAAGATATTGGGTATTATGAAAGCATTCTCAGCCCTAATGTTTCTGTACATATAAATTTGAAAGATGGAGTAAATCTAAAAACAGATTTGCCAGTTAATGGCGGTGAATATCTTACATTGCAATTTTCAGATAGTTTCGATGATTCGGTTCAGATTAGATTTGATAGTGAAGAAAATCCTCTGAGAGTTTATAAAGTTTCGGGGCGAAGTCGAGGACGAGATAGGCTGGAAACTTATACTTTGTTGTGTGCCCCCGACCATCTACTCAAACAACAATATATGACTGTAGATCGTACTTATATGAGGCAGTCATCATCTGTAATCGCAAGCAATATCATAGGTTCATACTTCAATGATGAAATTGTTAACATTGATGAAACTGTAGGATTGAACACACATACGTTTGCACGTGTAACCCCATATCAAGCAATTAATCAAATTTTGTTAGAAACCGAATCTATAAATGATGGGTCTTCTTGTTTTTTCTTTTTTCAAACTAATGATGGTTACAATTTAAAAAATTTAGATAACATGCTTGTTCAACCGATTAGGAGGGTTGAAATTAATGGTCAGTTTGAAGATGTTGTCTACAATTATCTAAGTGGAGAAACCTCAGACCCAAAGTTTGATGGAACTCGAATTTTAGATTACAGTGAACCAGTTTCATTCGACTTGCTAGATGGTATTTTAGATGGTCAATATGGCGTTCGTGTAAAATATTTCGATCCTATTAGAAAAAGAATGGCTCAGTCATCGTATGTTCATGAAACTAATTGGAACGACACTGTTCATTCTAACGGTCAACCTCTAATATCAGAAAACATTTCTGATGAATTTGGTAACGATATTTCTATAGAAAAATTTATCATATCTAATTATCTTTCATCAACTTCAGAATATGTTTCTAGCAGAGATCAGACTATAAGAAGTTCATTTAAGAGAAGGCAAAATATTGCAGCGAAACGCCAAGCAATTTTAACTAGGATCAAAAATAACAAGATCAATATTGTTGTACACGGTGATAGTCGAATAATGGCAGGTCAAACTATACAGGTCAACATTCCTACAAGTGGTCAAAAATCAAAATCTGAAGAGCAATTAGATAAATTTGTTTCTGGTAAATATCTGGTAGTTTCTACTCAACATAATATATCAGATACGGATTATAAAACTGTGATGACTGTAGTCAAAGATTCGAATCTAAAAAGTCCAGATACATTGGAGGATGATTTCTAATGTTAAAGGATGGAAAAGATTGGGCTGGTGTTTCGAACTTTGTTTGGTTCTTCGGTGTTGTTGAAGACATTATAGATCCAATCAATATCGGAAGAGTTAAAGTTCGATGTTATGGCTGGCACACAGATGACCGAGAAGTATTACCAGAGGATGAACTTCCTTGGGCACAGGTTATGATGCCTGTCACATCAGCTTCAATGGCTGGTGTTGGTCAATCGCCAACAGGTTTAATCGAAGGATCTCATGTTATTGGATTCTTTATGGATGGTGCGGTCGGGCAAATGCCTATGATTATTGGTTCGTTCCATGGTATTCCTGCCCCACCTAATATTGCAAAGGGATTCACCGATCCAACAGGTGCATCACATCGGCAGTTTAATCTACCAGACACACCGAATCTTGCATATGATCGTTGGACTGCAGATAAAATTACAAAAGAAAAATACACGAATCAAGTCAAAGACGTTCCTACAGCAGTTCGGACAAAACTTTCAACAGCGGATGATGTCGCTGGTGTAACATATATTGGA